TGCAGCAGTTGGTGGCGGTGGTGGTGCTGGTTACTCAACAAGCGGCGGGAATGGTGGTTGCGGTGGTGGCGCTGGTTGGGGTGGTGGCGCTTATGGTGGCGGAACTGGATCTCAAGGCGGTAATGGTGCTAGTGGCAATACAACTTCAGGCGGTGGCGGTGGTACTGGTTCTAGTGCTAGTGGTAGAAATGCTGGCAATGGAACATCAAGTTATTCTGCATTGCTTACTGCCGTAAATGCAGGAGTTGATTCTAGTGGTACTCGATATATCGGTGGCGGTGGTGCTGGCGGTGGTGCTAACACTGGAGATACAAATACTTTAGCCGGTGGCCTTGGCGGTGGTGGTACTGGATCTTATGGTGGATATAGCACACCTGATAATGCTCGACAATTTACAAATGGAGTTATCAGCACTGGTAGCGGTGGCGGTGGCGGATGGTATGAAGTTCAAAATGGTAGTTATGCTGGCCTAGGTGGCTCAGGTATTATCATTGTAAGGTATCCAAAATAGGGGGAAATGAAAATGAGTAATGTAACTAAAATCAAAGAAGAAAAAACAACCAAAGTTTTTTCTTTTGAAGTTGTAATGTTGGTTCATATTATTGGTGATAATGAATCTGAAGCAAAAACACAACTTGATGAAAAAGGTGGAATAGTCACAAAGCGTGATGTAAAGCTACTTAATACTGAAGTTTTGTATGGAGAAAAGGAAAACAAGTAATGGCTCATTTTGCTAAAGTTACAGATGGCATTGTTGAACAAGTAATTGTTGCTGAAACAAAAGAGTGGTGTGAGGCTAATCTTGGTGGAACTTGGATTCAAACCTCTTACAATACTCACGGCAATATTCATAAATATAATGAAACTCCACTGCACAAAAATTATGCAGGCATTGGCTATACCTTTGATGGCGTAGGATTTGCAGCACCAAAGCCTTTTGAATCTTGGACATTAAACCCTGATTCATACCTTTGGGAAGCACCTACACCAATGCCTACAGATGGCAAGATTTACCTTTGGGATGAAGCAACACTTGCTTGGGTCGAAGTAACCGAATAACGCAGTAACCAGGGGGAATAATGCGGTTTCACATTGTAGCTTTGCCTCATACTCAAGTAACAAAAGAGTATGCAGGGTGCGCCTTTACTGAAAAGGTGCGCCGCTTTGTAATGATGATGAAGGCTCAAGGCCATACTGTTTATTTGTATGCCGGTGAGCAATCTGAAGGTATCGAGGATGAGCTAATCACCTGCATATCTGAAGAGATGCGAGCGCAAGCCCAAGGATCTAATCACTACACAAGTGTTTCCTTTGATACATCTCTACCGCACTGGCAAACTTTCAACGGCAATGCCATCGCAGAGATTGGCAAGCGGTTTGAGGAAAAAGATTTCATTTGCCTTATCGGCGGTGGCGCTCACAAACCTATTGCCGATGCCTTCCCAACTGCGATAGCGGTGGAGTTTGGCGTTGGCTACGGCGGTGTTTTCAGTAAGTACCGCGTGTTTGAATCCTACGCCTGGATGCACTCAATCTACGCAGGGTGGAAAAACCCAACAACTGCAGATGGCCAATTCTATGATGCGGTTATCCCAGGGTATTTAGAACCTGAGATGTTCCCGCTTGGCGATGGCAAAGGTGATTACTACCTTTTCATTGGCCGTTTGATTGATAGAAAAGGCTACCGAATTGCTCAAGAGGTTTGCGAGCGCCTAGGCAAGCGCCTCATTTTGGCAGGTCCAGGTGAGCAGATTGGCTACGGCGAATTTGTAGGTAGCGTAAATCCTGAAGAACGCGCTCGCCTTATGGGCGGTGCCATCGCTACTTTCGCCCCAACCCTTTATGTTGAGCCGTTTGGAAATGTGGTTATTGAATCTCAGGCTTGTGGCACTCCAACGATTACTACCGATTGGGGCGCTTTTACCGAGAATAACCCCCACGGAATTACAGGCTTCAGGTGTCGAACACTCAAAGAGTTTATGGATGCTGCCGAAAATGTGAAGCAATTAGATCGCGCCGCAATCCGTGAGCGTGCAGTTTCTCTCTATAACCTTGATACTATCGGCGCTCAATACAATGATTATTTCCAACGATTGCTTACCTTATGGGGCGATGGTTGGTATGAGTTGGGGGAATAATGAACCGCAAAGAGATTTTAGCCGAGGCCGATAGGCTCACTCACGGCGATAGAGAAAAGAATTATGGTTCAGCTTTAAGCAATCACCAACGCATTGCCTCTTTATGGTCAACATTTCTGCAAACCGATGTAACACCGGCGCAGGTTGCTATCTGTATGGGATTAGTGAAAGTTGCACGATTGATTGAAACGCCTGATCACCTTGATAGTTTTATTGATTTGGCAGCCTACGCAAGCATTTCAGGCGAGATTTCAACAGATTAAGTTTAGGCGCTCACACGCCCCCCATAAGTAAACCCCGCGCCTGCCGTTCCAGGTGCGGGGTTTACTTGCTTTTTAACTACTTTATATATTGCTTTAACGCTTCAATAATGACTTGCGAGGCGGTTTTGCCTTCATCGTTGGCTTTGGCGGTTACGGCGCTCCATAAATCTTGCGATACTCGAACACATCTAATGGGCGTTGGAGTCATTAGGCACCCAACTTTTCAATAAGCACCTTGGCCATTTGGCGGTGCATTTCTGCCTGATCAGGCTCATTGCAGGCGATTGCCTCAATTGATTGATGGATGTGATACATCACTACATCTGAAAAGTTCATTAGCCAACCACCAAATCAAGCATCTTTGAGCAAGAGCCGTAGCCAAGGGTATTTCCAGGCATATTGCCTACATAACACACATCACGGGTTAAGTAGGTAAAGCCAAGAACAATGAGGATTACAAGCACCCACATCACGATTACACCGCGTTTAGTTAGTTTCATTCTTAGTTCTCCAATTCATCAATAAAAGCAATGGTTAGGGCAGAGTTCACGATTGCACCGCGTAGGGCAAGTTTCATTTGTTCAACATCGCAATCCTCAATAGATTGCTCAAGGTTCTTGGCAATACTGCAGATTGAATCTTGAATCTCAATCAATAGTTCTTTGTAAGCACCCATTTTAGTTTTCTCCAACTCTCACTAGAAAGCATTTGTAACATTCGGACATTTTGGCAACGCCATCAAACTTTGTGCCACATAGGTAGCAAGTGTTTTCATAGGTCATTATGCAACCGCCTTTGGTTTCAAGTAGATGTGATATTCCTGCATTTCTGCGCCAAGATATGATTCAACTTCGCGGTAGCAGTTTCTGCATCCTGTATATCCATCGCAACCCTTTGCAGTTGCACCGCAACAAGAGGTTAAACCTGTAAGTTGGCCTGCAAATGGTGCTTCAGTTTCACGAATAATAAGATTGCCATATTCATCAACACCAACAAGATTTTCAATTGCCCATTTTGGCGCAAGAACATATTGATTGTTTTCAAGAATAACTCGCACTCTGCGTGTCTTTGTAGTCATTATGCGCCTACCAATACAAGTTGCTTTGATTGGTGCATTTCAATCATCCACTCAACTGCCAACTCAACTGAATCTGCATAATCTGCGTTGATGTGTTCCTGAGTCCAATGAGATTTATCTGCGTGAAGAGTGTAGAAATCCATAATCATTTTTGATTCTTCAGGATTCTGCCAAACATTTCCCTCTGCCCAACGCACTGCCAAACTACCGCCATTACCTTCATCTTCAAGGTATGCAATAAGTTTGTTATTGCGGTAAAGGTTTGCAGTAAGTGCAACGCCGTTTCTCATTTCAAATTGCTTGAGGCTTTTGATTTGATACTTCATTTTGTGATCCGTTCTATTGAAGAGCCGTTCCCTTCAATGAGATAAATCTAGCACCTGTATATACAGATACCCGCCATTTGAGCTAAATTCGTGGCTAAATTTGATAACGATTTGATAACGGGATTTGAGCGTGTTAGGCTCCCCCTGAAGGCCCGCCTAAAGGGGAAGTAGGCGGGTTTTCTCCATTGTCTAGGCTAAACCCCTACAATCGGCCAATGACTACCATTATTGCCTTCCAGGGGCCTGATTTCGCCATCCTGGGCGCTGATTCTCAAATCACCGATGGCGATAAGCGCACCCTTTCCCCAAGCACCCCCAAAATCGTGAAAATAGGCAAATACCTCTTTGCCGTGTCCGGGGATTGCAGGCCAGGGGATATTCTTATGTATAACTGGAAACCGCCTCTTTATGATGGCACTGATCCAGTTAAGTTTATGGGCAAGAAAATCATCCCTAGCATTGTGGCCGCGTTTAAGGCCAATTCATACGATTTTGAAAAAGATGGCGTGAGTTTCAGCTTTTTGATTGCTTTTGCAGGCAATATATTTGAGATTGGTGATTCACTCGATATTAGCCAAAGCATTGATAATTTGTACGGCATCGGATCAGGCTCACCTTATGCTTTGGGGTTCCTTGCAGGCACAATTAATAACCTATCCAAAGATTATTGGGCAGAGGGTGAATTTATTGAGGCTCTGCAAATATCTGCAAAATACGACATAAACACCTGCGCCCCTTTTCAGATAGAGATTCAAAAAGCCTAGCGTGTCGCGCAGTTCAAAGATGTGTAGTATGTGCCATCCTACTCTTTGAACGGAAAGGTAAAAATGAAACTATTTCTATTAGCAATTGGAACTGTTAGCTCGTTCCTATTTATTATGTGGATGATTATAGAGAAAGATAACTTTCTTGATAATGAAATCCGTAATCCGTGGGTGAAGAAATGAGCCGTGTGCGCGATCCATTGTTTTCAGTCCACACAACCGATTCAGGCAAAATTTGCCTTTATCTTGAAGAGCGCGATGCCTGCATTGATTTGGTTGAAGATGTAGTTGGCCAAGTTGATTTGAGTTGCCTAGATGAACTTCAGGCAGCGAACCGCACTTCATATAAGGCAGAGGGTTATGTTGAGCAACTTGATCAGGCTAGGGATGAGATGCCGGAAATGGCTATTTTGCTTGCCTCTATGTCTGAAGATGAGGCTTACAACCTTTGCCAAGATATTATTACCTCAATCAAAAAGCGCCGTGTTTTCAACGCTGATGAGATGAGTACCAAAGTAGCCAAACTGCGAGTAGTCGAGTAATGGCCAATCCAAACGGGCGCAAAGGCGCACAATTTGAAACCGATGTTATGCGTTGGTTAAGAGGCGCGGGTGCTTTATGCGAGCGTTTGGTGAAGGCAGGCAAGAATGATGAAGGCGATTTAGTCGCTATTGTCGCAGGTAAGCAATATATTCTTGAACTGAAGAACAGAAAAACAATAAGTTTGCCTGAATTTTGGCGTGAAGCTGAAGTTGAGGCAGAAAACTATGCAAAGGCTCGCGGTTTATCCGAGGTGCCTTTTCATTACATAATCCTAAAGCGCAGAAACGCAGGGATTGATAAAGCCTGGGTAATTCAGGATTTATCACAGTGGTTGGAAGAAAAGCGTTGAAAACATTAGATTTCTTTGTTGATCTTCCAAAGTTTCCACAAGCAAAATGTGCCGAGGTTGAAGATAAAGATATGTTCTTTCCTG